TTCAGACGATGCGCCCGGCTCTTCTGGTGGTTCGGATTTAAAACGCCCCGCTCTGCATCTATGCTGTTGATATAAACGCCTGCTGCTTTCAATACCTCTTTTGTCTTATCAAGCTGCGCCTCAAAATCGCCCTTATTGAAAAGCGTAACTCTATACATTTCCCTGCGCTCTTTCTCTTCGTCGTCTGCATTTATCGCAGGCGTACCCAGCAGCCGCAAAAATGTATAGTATGCGTCCGGCTTATCCCGTCCAGTGTATACGCCCCTCTGGGCTGGCAGCCCTGCGCTTTCTAAAATCTCCTGTATGCTCATTTGCCCGTTTCACTCTCCCATATACTGCGCTGCGCCTCTACTACCTTTTCGTGCGCCTTGGCGTTTGCAGTTGTCATATACGGGCGTGCAGCGTGGCTACTTGTGCCGTACTCTGCCGCAAAGCCGATTGTTGCATAGCGCACCTTGCTTTTATCTCCTTTTCTGTCGTTTCCATGCTTTGCCCGTCCCTGTGGGTATATCTCTACGTATTTCTCCGTATCGTCGCCCTTTACGTCCGTAGCTTTTATGGAATTGATAAAACCGCCCGTTTCATTCAGTCCCATTGCCTGTGCCTCTGCTCTCTGTGCCTCTATCAGCACATCAGCACCAGCTTTAAGCATTTTGGGGACTGCCTCAACTGTAGCCGCCTCTCTCCGGCTGAAAGCGTCTATAATATCTTCCAGCCCGACTGTGTTAAACTCTCCCATGCTTACACCTCGTTTCTGTGGCGTAAATCTGTAAGCGTAAGCTCTATGGTGTCTGTTCCTGTATCGTAGGTCTTAAGTACAAAATAGCGCCGCCCGTTTACTTCTACTACGTCCTCGCCGCCATAATCTTCCTTGTGTACCTCGTACTTTGCCTCTACCAGTTTTCCTGTCTGCTGGCTCTTAAAATATTCACTGTACCCTACTGATTTTTTGTTACAGAATACAGTGCGGGTGCTTTCTTCCGGCTTTACTGCAAAGCCGTTTTTATTTACCCTGTTTTCTGCTGTTGTTTCTGCAATAAGTGTTAATTCGTCCAGCCACTCCACCGCTTTACACCCCACTTTCTGTGCTGTTGGTGTCCGTTTCGGACACTTGCGGCGCTGTGTTGTATTCTGCTGATAAAGATAAGCGCATTTTAAGTGCGTCGTATGACTTTCTAAATTGTTCCGCAGCATTGTTAAAACCAAACTCTGCCTTGCAATACAGTGTAATTGCTCTGATAATCAGCCCGTCTGTCTCTTTTATCACTTTTACGCCGTCGTTTTTCATATCAGCTTTGCAGGCGGCTATACAGTCGTTTATTTCCTCTGTGATTTTCTCACTGGTGCTGCTGATACGCAGCGCCGCCCGCATTTTCTCGGTTAATGTTGTGGTATCTGCTGCCATAGCCTGCACCCTCTTTCTTACTCTTCTATTACTGCTGCTACGCCTGCCTCTTCCAGAACTGCTGCACGTTCTCTGCTTACGGTGTAAGCGTCCCCAGCATCCTTAATCTGGTTTAATTCCATATCACGGAAACGGCGCTTTACTTTCACTTTTACCAGCCTTGCTACTTTCTTTTCCTCTTCGGCTTTAGCTGCCGCCTCTGCTGCCGCCTTTTCCTCTTCGGCTTTAGCTGCCGCCTCTGCTGCCGCCTTTTCCTCTTCGGCTTTAGCTGCTGCCTCGGCTGCTGCTTTTTTGTCCTCTTCCGTAAGCTCGTTGTCGTCTGGTATGTCTACCTCGACGGCTGCGCAGCGTGCAGCAATTTCTTTCTTTGTTCCCTCTGCATCTACGCCCAGCTGCTTTGCCAGTTCCTGCAAATCCTCTTTCTTATAGCTTTCCAGCTCTTTTGCGTCTAAGTATCCTTTCATGCTCTGCCTCGCTTTCTTACACTGCTGTTACACCCTTTTTAACTAAGATAATGCCCGCAGCGTCAGCTACTTTGCCGTCCACTACCATTAAGCACTTATTCTTAATCTTGTTGTTGTCGTGGTCTGTCCATTTCACTACCTGCATTTCCATGTTGGTATTGATAACGTAATCAGAGAAATTCATAAATACTGCGATTACGTCGCCCTCGTTTGCGTCGTCCCAGCTCGGTAAAACGTCGTCCTCTACAGTTTCCACATTCTTGCCCATAAAACGGTATGTTTCCTCTCCGTTCACGCCGTAGTTTGTGCGTCCGATAGGCTGCCCGTTCTTATCTTCCATGCCGTCAATGCCAGTATCAAAAGTGGACTGGTTCATAACAAAGCTGCCGTTTCTGTACGCCTTTTTCATTTTGCCTTTTACCTTGTGCCAGCCGTTCCAGCTTGCATACTCTTCCGGTGTCAGAGTAATTACAGCTGTTACCCTGCTGTCTTTCAGAACGCCCAGCGGCTGCCCCTCGCCTGTACCGTTGAAAATGGCAATTTCGATAGCCTTTACCATTGCCTCTGTTGCCATAGGTACGAACAAATCAGTAAACATTTTCAATGTTACTACATTTGCTAAAATGCTCTGGGAAATTTTGCACTCCAAACCGTAATAATTGAAAGTTACGGAATTTTTAGCAGATGCTTTCTGGTCGTCGCTGCTCTTTGCCTCTGTAATCCAGTGTGCAGTAGGCTTTAAGTCTGCAATCGGAATGGAAACGCCGCCCTGTACGTTAATCTTACGCACCTTTGCATAAATGCTTCCGTAGCTTTCCAGTTTCTGGATAATTTCATTCATAATAGTTGTCGGAATTACAGCGCCGCTGTCTGCTGTGGTGGTGGTTTCAGCTGCTCTGTACTCTGCCGGAATAGCAACGCCTCTGCATACATAATTCATAAACGCTTTTCTGTATGCCGTAGTGTCGTATTTGTCCTCTGGTTCTCCTACTCCTGCGCCGCCTGCTCCCTTGAAATTTCTAAGCAGCGTGGTATCTGCTCCCGCTCCACCTGTTGGCTCTCCTGCTGCAATTCTTTCAAGCAGCTTTTTACGTTTCTCTGCCGCTGCCAGTAAAGCGGTACGCTCTTCCTGTAAGTCTGTTACCTCTGTTTCCAGTTTTGTAATTTCCTCGTCCGTAAGCTCTGCCGCTCTGGTGTTAAGCTCTTCTTTGATTTCGGCTAATCTTGCCTCAATTTCCTTTAATCTCATAGTCTGTGTTCTCCTTTTTTGTTTTGATTTTTATAAGCTCGCCTTAATCTTTAGTATTGCTGCCCGCCTCTTAAGCAACTCCTGCCGCTCCCGCTCATAACTCCTACTCGCAAAAGCACGGGCGCTTATTTCAGTATCGTTATTTGCCGGAATACTCACGGCTGATACGTCATAAACCTTTTTGATTTTCAAAATTGTTCTTGTATGTGTTTCTCTGTCGTAGCTTTCCTCTGCCACTGTAAACGCCCATGACATTTTAGTAATCATTCCTGCGCTTATGTCTTGATACAGCCCACGGGCTAAGTCTGTCCGGCTTAAGTCTGCTACCACGAAAAGCCCCTTTACGTCCGGCTCTAAAATCAGCGTATTATTTGACTGTCTGGCAAATACTCTGCCCTCATGGTCGTACTGCATGATAACGTCACTCATGTCTGCGCTGTCTAATGCGTGTGCGTCTATTCTTTCGTAAATCTTTGTGCCGTCCTCAAACTCATATAAAAGGTATGGCGCATTAAATGTAGTAGCGTAGCCCTCTACGTAGCACTCCGACTGTAAGCGCTTTTCGCCGGAACTCTGCGCAGCCAGAGGCGCTACCAGCGTTCTATATTCCCGCTCTTTCTTAACTGGCATTATTTACACCCTCTTTCTCTTCCTGTCCGTTCTGCGGCTCTTCTCCCGCTGCTGGTTCTGTCTGCTGCGGTACTTGCTGTATGATAACTGGCTGCTCACTTCCTTTGTGCAGTTCGCTTACCTCTGTATATTCCTTTCGGATATAATACTTTTCCCCGTCCTCAACGTGTGCCATGTTCCATATATCCATTACGCCGTTTCTGTTTAGTAGCGCACGGTCAAAAAGCTGTGTGCTTACGCTTAACTTTGTGGCGTTGCTGGCGTATTGCAGGCGGTTTGCAGAAAAGAAAATAGCATTGCCGCAGGCTCTTTCTCTCTCTGTAAAGCTCATATTTGTCATAACAAGCGATAGCTGTATTGCAAACGGCTCTATTTTTCCCTCGTAGTAGGCGTTCCACGTATTTTCATCAAATTTATTTTGCAGAATGTCCATATTTGTACCAAAATGCGTACATACATTTTCTTGTATGTGCTGCATCTGCAATGCGTTTGGTGTGTACGGTTTACTTTCTACCTGTTTCAGCTCACTAAACTTGTTATCATAAATAATCATGCCGCTATCGTTGTCTGCGCTTAAGTTGTCCTCTGTAAAGCGTTTCCGTTCTTTCTTTATATCATCTGGTTTCAGCATATTTGCCACCTTTGCCAGAAAACGGATATTTGCCGAATTTTTTACAGCGTTTATAATTCCCTCATTCTGCGTATGTATCAGCTGCATAGTTGGTGCAAGCGTGCTGTTGTCCTCTCCAAAAAGGTCGTCTTTATATTCAAAGTCTGTCATAATGCCTACACGCTCAAACTCAATAGCTCCATAGCTGCCATTTGCAAACAGATACCGTAAATATAACTGCCCCTCACTCTCTACCACCTCGCAGCGTTCAGCCCGCAGTGGATACCAGCCACACAAGCGCCCGTATTCGTCCTCGATAGGTATAATAAAAGCGGTGTGTTCCACCGCTACATACGTTGCCAGACGCTTTATAAATTTTGTTGTATCCATGAAGTAGTTGGGCTTATGCTGTAGTGTCTTTTCCAGTGACTTAAGAGCGCTGCCCTCTATCTCCGGCTTTAGCTTGCTACAATGTGTAGCAAAATTATTTATAGCCGTTCTGGTTAAATCCATTTCATACACGCCGCCGCTAAAGCTGGTAAACGTCGGGCTGTATCCGTTCAGCATTTTGAAATAATTACCTATGGCTTTTAATTCTTTGCCATGAAAAAGATAGTCTAAAAATTTCATGCCGTTTACACTCCTTTCTATGCGGCATTTTTAAGCAGCTCGCCGCACTCTTCCCAGTATTTCTGCCGCACGGTCATTGCATCTATGACAGATACAAAGCCGTCGATATGCGCCCGCTGCTCGATTTTTATAGGTCTGAATTTTCTTGTCTCCATGTTGTGCTTAAGCGCAACATTTAAGAAATGCGTCTTTAGTAAATTGTTGTCGGCAATCTTAAAATCGCCGTCTTTTATGATGCCCTCAAACTCCCGTATAACTGGTGTAAGGTTCTCGCCTTGGTAAACGTCGTCCATGTGAAAACCATAATTTGCCATATCGGTAATAAGGTACTGGGCGCTGTATCTGTCGTAGCCGATTTTCAACGGTCGTATGCCGTAATCTTCCAGCAGCATAGTAAACCAGCCGTAAACGTCGTGGTAATCTACGTAATTCTCGCCGCTTAAGGTTATCAGCCCCTTTTTAACGAATATGTCATACGGCACGCCGTCCGTAGCCTGTAAGTATTCCAGTCTGCCCCGTGGCATAAAGAACTGTGTAAACGCATACAGTGTACCGTCTTTCTGAATAACCACACTGGCTGCTGTTAAGTCCGTTGTCTGGCTTAAGTCGATACCGCCCACTGCGTAGCAGTCCCTAAAGTCCTCTAAGGTCTTTTCTACTCCGGCGTTCTCTACTGTCTGATATTCCAGCCATGCAATAGAGCTGTTCTGCTTGATATTGCAATACTTTGTAAGGAACTCTGCTTTTTTACTTAAGCTACCCTCTGCTACTGCTATCTCGTCCATAAAGAAACTTTCTTTTACGGATACGCCCATGTTAGGGTTAGCCTTTTTCAGTTCGTCTATGTCGTTCCACTTCTCCACATCATCAATCATGTAAAGGAATGGTAATAGCCTGCGCTCTTTGCTGTTTCCTTTCAAGAAACTTGTGCTACGTTTCATTAGTTCATCATAAATACTGTCGTTGATATATCCGGCAGTGCTTATGCTCAATATCATAGGTTGAGTACGTGCGCCTAAAGCTGATTTCATAACCTCATACTGCTTTAGTCCAGCGTCCCCGCTCCATGCTGCCATTTCATCACATACCACAAGCTGCGGGTTAAATCCGTCTGACTTCTTGGCATTAAAAGCAATCGGTTTTATTACCGTGTTGCTCTCCGCAATATAAATATCGCTGCGCCGTTTCTTTGCCAGCTCCGCTAACTCGTCCTCTGCCTGTACCATTTGATAAAATCCGTCATACACCAGCGCCGCTTGGTCTAATTTCGGCGCTAAGCAGTATATTTCTTGTCCATACTCCGGCTCTAAGTACGCCATATATGCAATAATCGCAGATGCAAATAAACTTTTTCCGTTTTTTCTGCCAATTACAATAAAAATTTCACGGAAAATACGTATTTTTTCTGCGTCCTGTATGCCAAAAATAACAGAAACTATGGCTTTCTGCCATAGCTCCAACTTGATTAAATCATTACGTCCCTTGCTGTGGTGGCAAAAGTTCTCTATGAACCGTATAGCCTTATTCGCAGCCTTTGCATTAAAAAAATACTCCTGCTTTTGCAGCCCGTTTATAATGATTTCGTATATTTTCTTTATCCATTTTCCCGCTATGATTTCGCCGCTTGTAATCTTTGCGTGGTACTCATAGATATAATTTCGATAAGGCGGCAATATTGCTTACTCTTCCCGCAAAGCCGCCAGCCTGCTTGTCTTTCGTTTCGCAGCTGGTGCTAATTCCGTAAGCTGCTTGATCACTGCTGCATAGTTCTTACTAAGCGCTATGTAGGTTTCTGCCTCTGGGCTTTTCTTTGTTCCCCACTGGTTCTGCCCGTTCTGGTACTCACTCGTCCAGCCGTCTTTTTCAAGTTTCGCCTGCAAGTCGTCCAGCTCAATGCTCATAAATGCAGCCTTTTCTATCAGCGGCGTTACTAATTTTCTTTTGTTTTCGTCTAAGTCCTTGAAAATTCCCTTAAGTCTGGTCTTTTCGGTCTTTATCCTCTGTTCTTTGGTTTTCTCTTTCTTTGTTGCCATTCCTTTACCCCGCTTTCCATTCCTGCGCCGCACCACACCCCCTACACCACCCGTGCGCACGCCCGTAGGGTAATTTTAGGGTATCCCCCTCGGTATTCGCCCCCTTTAATTATTTTTCTGATATGGGGGGAGTATGCCGCCGTTCTCGTCGAACCGATACCGCTTATGCCTCTCCTGTTTGTGGTGTTCCTTGTTGTGGCAGTCTTGGCACAACGCCTCTAAGTTATCCCAGCACAACGTAACGCTTATGTCGTTTATGTTCTCTCTGTTAAGCCAACGCTTATGATGCACTATCTTTGCAGGCTGCCCGCAGCGTTCACAAATATAATCTTGTGACATTAAATAAGCGGCTCTGGTTTTTTCCCATGCCGCCGATAAATAAAAGCTCTTAGCCCATGCTTTCATACTATCCCCTCTCTTTCTTCATTCCCCAGCGCCCTAAGTTTCATGCGCTGGGTGGAGGCTAAAGAATGAATAGAAAAAGAGTAGGCAACTGCTGCCGCACATGGCTTAAGCTATCGCCTACTCTTTTCATGCTACCATTGTATCTCTTTTGTTTTCCCATGTAAACACCACGTTTTTACCATTACTTTACCACGCCAGCTGTGCGCTCTTCATCAACCCCCCACAATAATACTGACAGCTCGTTTATGATACCTGTTACCCAACGCCTTGGCGTATTCTTTCCTGTGTCCAGTTCCTCTGCAATTTCCGCATAATCCATGCCCTGCATGAAATACATTTCAAAAGCCTTGTACTCTACGCCTCTGCCTGCTGCCTCTCTGCGGCGTTCTATCTCTTCTATCGCCTTGTCTATATGCGCTGTCATTATCAATGTCTTAAAGCGTGTTCGTCTGATACTCTCTAAGTACGTACGCTGTTGCTCGTCCGTCATGCCCTTAAGCTCTAACTGCTGCCCGTCGCTTATGGCGTTCTCGATATGAAAAACCGCATCACGGTAACATTTCATAAGCGTAAAAGTGTTGTGGTATTTCTCTTTCTTCCGCTCCTGCTTTTCCTGTCGTTTCAGTTCCGTTATTGCAGCCTTTGCCTGTTTCTGCATCAGCTCTGTTAATTCGCTTTCGTGCAGCTGTACCCAGCTTTCAGCCTCTGGCGGCATTTCCACCCCTGCTGCCGCTGTTGTCTTTGTTTCTTCCTGCTCCATGTTCTGTACCTCGCTTTCTGTTAATTAAACGGCAGCTCTTCGTCTGCTCCCTCTGGGATATTCATAAACCCGTCACTCTCCGGCAGCTGCTGCCCTCTCGCCTCTGCCTCTGCTTTGCTCTCTCCAAATCCTACGCTATTTGCCACAACCTCTGTGTAATATACCTTGCCGCCCGTGCGCTGGCTCTCGTAGCTGCCCGTTTTAATCTTGCCCGTAACCTCTACCCTGCTGCCTTTGCTTAACCATTTCTGCGCCCATTCCGCAGTACGCCCGAAACACTTAATATTTATAAAATCTGTGTCTTTCCCGTCGTCTACTGCAAGCGTAAAGCGGGTAATAGCTGTGCTGTTATCCTGCCCGCCGTATCTAAGCTCTGGCTCTCTTGTAAGCCGCCCTGTAAGTGATACGTTATTCATGCTTTCTGCTCCCCTCTTCCAGTTTGTCCAGCTTTGAAAATATAGCCAGCAATTCCAGTGCTATAATTCCCAGTAAAATATTAGTCATTTTCTACCGCCTCGCTTTCTTCTCTCAATCCTGCCGCTACATTGCTAAACGCCGCTGCTACGTTCTCGCATAACGTCGCCAGTGCTGGCTTTATACTCTGTACCAAGCGGTTAAGCGCTGTCGCCAATGTTTCTGCTGCTGTTGGCAATGTTTTATTTATCTGCCTTGCCATTTTTCTTGCAAGCCTGCGCTGTTTTCGCTTGTCCAGCTCTAACGGCGGGTTTACTCCGTGCTTTTTCTTGTAGTTCTTTTTCCACTGTCTGTATTTCACTGCTTACGCCCCTTTCTCCATATTGCATACGGCAGTACCCATACTGGCGCTGTTATTATCAGCACCGCTTTTGCTATGCATATCATCACAAATACTGCTATGTCTACTGCTACCTGTACAAATTCTTCCAGTGCATCTACTATACCGTCCATAAACTCAAACATTTACTACCTCGTTTTCCTGCTTAATCTCAACATTTCTGCCGCCTCGCTGCTTTATAATTGCCTCTACGTGCAAGTATGCAGGCAGCATAACCACGCTGCCTGTTCGTAACTGATATTCTACGCTTTTCCGCATCTTCTCGTATTGCTCTGCCTTACAAAACGCCGTACAGCCCAGAATAATTGTAAATACCTGTGCTTTCTTCTTTTTCCGCTGCCGTCTATTCATGCTCTGCCCCGCTTTCCGTGTCCGTTTCGGACACCTCTCCCGTATAGTCTGTTACTCTGATACCCAGAATGCAGTAGCCCTCTGTAAGCCCTGTATAATCTTCCAGCATATAAATAATATCTGCATCAATCGTGCGCCCTGTGTTCTTACCGTCCTTAAATTCCAGCATTTTAAGGCTGTCGCCCCGTTTATAGCCTCTGTCATTCTTCCGCAGTTCAAAGCTCTTTTTCCCGCTTACTACGTCCTCGTAATAAGATGCCACTATTTTTACCTCATGCTGCTTATGCTCTGTGTTTCCCTCGCTTGGCAGATGCTCCATTTTTTCTGCGTCTGTCCGCTCCTGCAATTTCTTCTTTGTCTGTCGGTCTATAGCGTCCTGCTCTTCGCTGTATCGCTGTTCGTCTGTCTTTTCAGCCTCTGCCTTATTTATGTACTGGTCGCATTTCTGGCACGTTCCCGTTTTTACGTTGCAGTCCTTGTATTTCTGGCAGGAATAGCATAAAGACGTTATGCTTTCTGGGTGCGGTGTTTCGTAATCGTCCCCCGCCTTTTTCTCTGCTACCTTTTCCGCTATTTCCTTTGCCCTCACATTTTTGCCCGCTGCTGCCTTTTCTGCTATTTCTTTCTGCTCGTCCTCGTCCAGCTTGGCTGCCTCGTATGCAGCAGTGATACCTAAATTGCCCTCTTTCAGCTGCTCTTTAATCTCCGGCGTGGCGTTGTTGTTGATTGCGTCCATTCTGGCTACGTTTGTGCTGCTCTCGTTTAATATAGCTGCCACCAAATCACGCATTTTGCCCTGTATCTCTAAGCCGTCCTCTTCTTTAGCTCTGATAAGCGCCGCTTTGGTGCGCTCTACTAATCTTGTTTTTTCATAGGCGGTAAGCTCCTGCGTGTATCCATTTCCAGCCAATAAGCGCAGCTCATACATTGCCTCGCTCATATCCATAAAGCGGTAAAGCACTTTCTCATACTCCTTATGCCCCCGCTCTAAGTTCAAAATATTTGCTTCATTACGTCTGTGTCCGTCGATTATGCGGTATTCCCCGTTTACTCTCGCCAATACTGTAGGCTGCTCCTGTCCTACGTGTAAAAAGCTGTCTGCCAGCTCTTCTATGTTCTCTAATTTCTGGTGCGTATTCTCCGGCGCTGCCTTTACCTCGTAAGGGCTTAAATAAATCTCTTTGTATCCCTCTCTCTGTGCCTTGTATTCTTCTCGCTGCGCCTGTTTCCCTGCCGCTTTCGTCTTTGCGTTCAAAATGTCGTTAATGCCAAACTTTGCCATATTCTCTACCTCGCTTTCTCAATCCTTTGTTTTTTCTTGCACTGTCCCATTACTCCGTTGCACATTTCGCACGTTCTCCAATGCTCGCAAGCGTCGCTTTGCGGGCATTTCTTCCCTGCAAATTTACTGCCCCAGTTCCAGCACTCCGTACCGCCAGTCCTGCGGCAATGCCAGTAAGCGCATAATCTCTCTTTATGTGCCACGCTTGCTACCTCACTTTCCCTGTGTACGCTGTTACAAATTTCTTGTACCCCTGCGCCGCTCCGCAGCATGGGCTATACTCATAAATCGGCTTACGCATGAAAGTATTTTCTGATACTTTCTTTGAATACCGAATAATACCCAAAATATTAAAATCCGTCTTTTGTTCCAGCCATTCTACGCCTGCTGCCTCGCCGTCTGTATTCTGGTATGACGTTATCAGAACGCCTGCCAGTTTTAATGCTGGGTTAAATGCTTTTGCGTCCTCTATCTGCTCTGTTACAATATCCAGCCCCTCTAAAGCGTCCTCGTCCACTTTTACGGGTACTATTACCTCATCCGTGATTGCCAGCGCATTTATGACATTAAGCCCAATATCCGGCGGGTTATCAATGATACAGTAATCATAAAAGCCGCCCATAATGTCTGCAAATCTCTTATAGCGTTCTGTCTGGTTCTCGCTGTCCTCTTTTGTCAAATTCCACGTAGCCCCAAAAAGTGACATATTCGACGTAACAATATCTATGCAGCACTGCTGCCCTACGTAATCTGTATTCTGTATCAGCTCTGTTGCTCCCTGCCAGTCCCCAGCCAGCAACCTTGTAACTGGTGCTACGCTCTCTGCGTCGTATCTGCTATACGCCTTGCTTAAATTCCCTTGCTTATCATTGTCAATCAGCAGCACCCTGTAACCTCTCCTGTAAATCTCATACGCCATGTTTGCCGCTGTAAAGGTCTTGGCTACGCCACCCTTTAAATTCAAAATACTTATTGTTTTCATTCTTTGCCTCTCTTTCCTGCGTTCGCCTCTAACGCATGGTTACTGTTTCCTGTTCTTTTGTAAGCTCGTCTGAATGTAATAAATACTGCTCTATCAGCTGCGCTGCTGGCTGCCAGCCGTAGCAGACGGCGGTATAATAGCCCTGCTGCCGCAGATATTCTAACCACTCTTTCTGCTTTTGTGTCGTTGTGTTCTTTCCCGCCTTAAGCTCAATGTAAAGCCCATGATAGCCAGCCCTTGCAGTAGGTAACACAATATCCGGCACGCCTGCCTTTACTCCCTGCCTCTTAAGCGCCACTGCTGTTGCTGCATCACGCTTGCCGCCGTTTGGTACGTGGTGCATATATTCCAGTTCTGGCATACGCCCCGTATTGTACCCAGCCCAACTAAATAGCGCCTCTTGGTGTCCGCTCTCGTCGTCCAGTCTAAAGTTTCTCATTTTCTCGCCTCGCTTTCTGCTTGTATTCTACGTACTGGCAAATTCTGAAAAGCAGCCCGTCCCTGCTGCTGCCTCTGGCTACCTCTACCGCCAATATGTCTATTGTCTTTCCTTTGGTTGTCTGGCTGCCGTTTTTTACGTCCCAGCGGCATATATTGTAAAATCTGCACCGCAGGCAGCAACTCCTACAGTTCTTGCCTTTCTGGAATAGCCAATATTTAAGCCTTTCTATCATTTCTGCCCCTTTCTGTCGTCGTTATCATTCCAGCGTTCCCAGCTCTGCATTTCCTCTGCTGCGTGTAGTACCGCTGTAATGATTGACAGCAGCGTAAGCGCCAGCGCTAGCAATACAATTATTACCAGTGCAATAAATGCTATTATCATTTCATCCCCCCCTATCCGTTAATTTTACTAAGGTGTATCTTAAGTACCCATAACCGTAATACTCTGGGCTGTGTACTCCCTTGCTTATGCTGTTTTTGTCTACGTAGTAACCTTTTATTGCCTGTGGCTCTGTCTTGAAATACTCACGGTCTGAAATTATGTGATACTCTGGCTCTGGTCTTATTAAATTCTTACTGCAATTCCAGCGCTTACCCTGTAACGCCCCGTCAGTGCCCTTTTTGTGTGTTCCTGTATATTTGATTAAATAACTTGCCAACTCTGCATAGTTGCCGCTATCGTCCAGTGGGAATACCTTAACCCTGTTATGCCCCTCATAGGCTTTATACCAGCAGCGCTGTAAAATCTCTGTGTCAATTTTATTTACTACAAGGTGGTGATGCCTCGCACCCTTTGTGCCTATCTCCATAACGTGTATGTATTTGAACTTTAACCCTGCTTTTCTGTACTCCTTTCTGCACTCCCTCAAAAATACGTCTATGTCCTGCCGCATCTGCTCCGGCGTTCTGTCCGGCTCTCCTTTCCTGCGGATATAGTCAAGCACTAAATGGTAGTCCCCATAGCCATAGTTCGCATTTATGAGTATCCTTAACTTTCTCTCTGCCTGTCTGGTGTTTACTTTCTCCTGCTCTTCTTTTGTTGGCTTTACCTTATCCCCTCTGCTAATACCTTTCTTTTTGTATCTGCTGGTAAAGTACCTCTCTATCTCTATCGTATTTCCCGCTTTTGTTACCCTCTCTACGTATGGCATATATCTACCTCTCTGTCGGTTCGTTAATACTTTTATCAAGTGTTAAAACGGGCTGCCCGCCCGTTAAATTCCTTGACTTTGCGCCATACATAGCTTATAATTTTTATAGTATTTCAAAGCTGTATAGCTTAGCGCCTATGGTGTTTCCCCACCGTAGGCGCTTTTATTTTTCATGTTTCCTGTCGCTCTCTTATACGGCTTAAGGCGTACTCATAAGCTCGCCTGTATGATCCGCTGCAATCGTAGCTTGTGCGTCCCTTACACCCCTCATAGTTCTTGCCTGTCATACAAGCATATACTATTCTGTTTCTGCAAAACTCACAGCTATGTCGCTTTGCGTAATCGCTCGCCGCCCTCTCCTGTCGTTTTTTTTCATATTCCAGATATTGCTTTATCTCGTTTGCATCTATAACCGCAATCCCCAGCATATTTGCTGTATGTATTTCTCTGTCCATTCCCTTTGTTATGCCGTATTTCACGCCAGCAATAACAAAATCGCAGCATTTCAGCAGTGCAAGTCCCGCAGCCATGCCCCTTGCCCGCTCTTCCGGCTTTTTATCGTCCATGCACTGCGTCATATATAAATGCGGCGTAATAGGTGCTAAGCCCGCCTCGAACGCCTGCCGTGTCAGCTGCTGCGCATAATCTATGTTTCTATCCAGCTCTGCGCCATCTTTCGCCCTGTACGGACTGCATATATAAACTTTTTTCATACCTAATTACCCTCTTTCTGTTGTGCCTCTGCCCGTGCCTGTTCATTTCCTGCCAGATATGCCGCTAAGTGCATCAGCTCGTCTGCGTCTTTTTCTTCAATAAAATCACAATCAACGCAGCATTTGCAGTACCCCGTAATTTGTAAATATCCGTCGTATACTTCCTGCGGTGTCTTGCACTCCTTTAAATCATTTATCAAAGCTGTAAGCAGCGTTATTGCCTTTATGCCTGTCTCGCCGCCTTTTCCGTGTATCCCTATTGTAATCTGCCGCATTTTTGTTGCGCCGTCTGCTCCTAAAATTGTTTTACTCTTCATTCTGTACCTCGCTTTCTTCCTTAAACCCAGCCAAAAGCATAGTCATTGCATCTATCGCTGTATCAAAATGTTTTCCCAGCTCTGCTGCGTCAATAAGCCCCTGCTTTGTGTTTCTTCCGTTCCCTTTCATTGCTTGCGCTTGCAAAATAGGTTTTAACTGGCTAAGCCCAGCTATGCTGTTCTCTAACTCTTCCTCGCTCACGCAGATTTTTACATAACCCTTGCCGATATGTTCAACACTCATTTTTTGCCTCTTCCTTTCTTCTAATCAACCGTACTGATACCTCGTAAGCTGTGCGCTGTTCTCTTTCTCCTGTGGCTGCGTCAAGTACCTTTTCATACTGACGGCTCTGATACCGTCCCAGCAGCTCTACAGTGTCGCCCTGCTGCCACTGCGCCGCCTCGTCTGCCTGTTCCTGCCAGCAGATGCACGGTAAAAAGCAGCTGCCGCCTGTAAGCTCATTTCTTACCTTTACCGTAATATCAGTAATGTGCTTGCCTCTCGGCGTTTCTCTGTGTGTTGGCTTATTCGCTATAATGCCTCTTACTGCTACCTCGTCCTGCTCTACTGCCTTTTCTGATACCGCCACAAAATCTGCCAGAATATATACCAGCAGTCTACCGTTCTGGAAGTCCTTAAGCGTCTGCGCCTTGCCTGTCATTAAAAGCCTGCTGCCCTCTACAAATTCCTGCATAACGTCAAATTCTATGCCGTTGCAAGCCTTGTATGGTACGTCCTCTGCAAATACTACCGTTACCTCGTCCGGCACGCCGCTTGGTCTTACTGTTTCCAGCTTTGCCATATAGCCACAAAACGGCAGCCCGCATAGCTGCTTAATTTCCTTAATCTGTGTAAGCGTTCCTACCAGTCCCGCTGCATTTCCCTTGATACCGCCACCTGTAAGTTCGTCCATGATTGCAGTATCTAAATCCCGTAAAAAATCTGGCTTTTTCTTTGTCATACTTCCTGCCCTTTCCTTTCTTATATGTAAATGGTGTAGTAAAGCGACATCTGCAAATCACTAAACTTATACTGTGCTGTCTGCTCTGGCTCTAATGGTTTCATAAGCCCCAGCTCTTTCCAGCGTCTGTGCGTTATCTCCGGCACTGCTCTAAACTTCTTTACCTCATGCCCGCTGTATTTTCGGTATTCCTCGCTTATCTCATGGTCTGCAAACGGTTTGAACGTTGCCAGATACCCTACGTAAACCTCTGCTTTTCCCTCGATAATGCGCAGGCGGTCTGAAATCTCCAGCGTGCCTATAAATTCCTTTACTGTCACTGTCTGCCTCTCCTACTTCTCCGGCATTTCGTACAGCCTCGGTATTACTGCTGCAAACGGCTGTACGTCCATGCCGCCCCTTATTACGGCTGCACCGCCAGCCGTAAACAGATAGCTTACGCACGCTTTCTGTATCTCGTCCAGCACCTCTAAGCAGCGCTCTTTTGTGGCATACTCTCCAATTTCCTCTAAGCACCCGTCACTTATGCAAATTACGTGGCGCTTTTTGTCTGCCTCTGCGCCGCCTCTCTTTTTCTTTACGTCCTCATACTCTCCGTACTCTACGCAGGCGTAATTACCGCCCAGTCTATACAGCTTTTCTTTATTCTGGCTGCGTATATATACCTCGCTCATTGCCTTTATCTCCTTGCCTCTAAGTTTTCCATTTCAGAAATGCAGTTCGACGGTATCAGCTCATAAGCTTCCGCTTCTATTTCTGTAAGCGCCTCTTTATACTCAATGTATCCCCACGCCTGCCGTGCTATCTCTGGTACGTTCTGCCGTTCTTCAAAATTTTCTATATGTAAAATTTCATTTCCCTGCGGCTTTGGAAATGTCCCCAGTGATAACGGGCGTAAAGGGCTGTAATATCTGTTGCTCATTCTCCCGCCCCGCTTTCCTCTATCATTGCTACCCTGTTACGTTTTTCTATCCCCGTAGCCATGAATGCTATTTTCATATCTCTTTCGTTAAATTCGTCGTAGTTTCCTTTCGGTGCATCTTCTTGAAAAATCTTCTGTGCCTGTATGAAAGCGTCCATAAATGTACCTAATTCCTCATAAAACACATTTCTGTAAAATTCAAACTCTAACTCTATTTCGATTTTTTGCGCTTTCGTACAATATATGCCGATTTTTTGCCGCCGTCCGTATGGTTTATATGTGGTTCTGTCTGATTTTGCGCCCATAACCTTATACATACACTGCCGCAGTAACTTTATTTCATGCTTTCCGTTGTAGGAAAATATCGTATATTCATACTCTTCCTTTTGCAGCTCGTCCAAGGAATTTATACCGTTATCCTTAAGCAGCTTTGAAAGTTTCTTTTGCGCTGTCGTTTTCTCGCCACCTACGCCCCGCTCTGCCAACGCTTGCAGCTTTTTAATACGCTGTATTGTTTTTTCGTCCATGTGGTTCTGTTTCTCCTAATAGTATCTTTCTAAATATACTCTCGAATATCGGTACTGGTATGCTATTGCCAGCCTGCTTATAAAGCGGCATTGTGTAGCGCCCTACTCTTTTATGCACTGTTGCTGCCGCCTCGTAGTCTGCATCTGTGTAGCCTTGCAAACGCCAGCACTCACGTTCTGTAAGGTATCTGTAGCGCCCGCCGCCCATATCTATTACCTGTGCTGGCGTTCTGTCCTGCCTTGCGGTAATTGTAAAAGCACAATCCTCTATTACTGTTGCCCGTCGTATTCCTTTCTTTCCGATTGCATCTAAAACGCTCGGCTGTGTTACGTCATACACTGGCGGCGCATCTGGTAGTAAAAAGTCGTTTATATCTTTCATGGGCGTTTTTATTAAATCATCAAAAGAAAATTTTTCTTTTCCCAATACAGATACTGTGAAAACTCTTTCTCTTGCTTGCGGTAAACCAAACTCTCTTGCGTCCAGTATTTCAAAATTGCTGCTATATCCCAACCGTTCCATTTCTGATAAATACAAGTTGAAATTTACCCGCATATAGCGGCTTAACACATTTTTAACGTTTTCCCATATTACGTACTTTGGTTTCCATTCTCCCATTTGTTCGATAATATGAATTGTTTCCCACATAAGGCTTGAACGTGTGCCGCTACCTTTGTCTGCTCCCTTACCTCTATTTATCCGTCCCGCCTCTGCTGTCGCTTTTCCTTGGTGTCCTGCTATGCTAAAATCTTGGCAAGGGCTGCCATGTATTAAAATATCTGGTTTTAAATTCCATCCTACGACGCTCTGCGTCTTATATGGCAGCTCGTCCGCAAACATTGCGTTATAGGAACGTACCGCCTTTTCGTCTATCTCTACATAGTCAATGGCTTTTACTGGTATGCCGATATTACGCAATGCGCAGCGTGGACTACCGATCCCGCCGAATAGCTCTAAAATCTGTATCATGTTTCTATACCCTCTCTTTTGTAGCAAAATAGTAATTGTCTGTTATCAGCATTTCTTTGCTGAAAAGACACGCAAGCCCCAGCGGTACGGTAATAACCGCTATTGTTATGTCGCCCTCTGTCGCCCATGCTGCCATCACGGTAACTGCCAGCGTTACAAGTCCATAGGCTTTCTGCTTAATGAAATACCAGCGGCGGGCTTTCTTTTCCTGCTCCCTCTGTCGCCTCTGTTCTTTTTTCTTTCGCATATCTGCCATTGCATCTGCATAGCCTTTCTGGTATGCATCCTCTACTTTTAATGCCTCTGCTATCATTCTCTGTCTCTCTTCCTTTCGGCGGCGCTCTCTGTCTTTCCATGCGTGCCGCTCTCCTGTTCTGGCGTTTGGTTTTACCGTGCGGGCTGCTTTTCGCATTAAAAAGCAACTGAAAACCTGTTGATCGTCCACATACTTTCTGGCTGGTA